ACAGACCCTATTCAACACATTGATGGTGAAGGAGAGATTGCGTTATGTATTTTAAGTGCAATCAATGTTGGTAAAATTAATAGTTTAGATGAACTAGAACCTATTTGTGAACTTGCAGTAAGAAGTTTAGATGAAATTATTGACCACCAATTATATCCTGTTAAGGCTGCCGAAGTATCTACTAAGGCAAGAAGAAGTCTTGGTATTGGTTATATTGGTCTTGCACACTATTTGGCAAAACATAAAGTCAAGTATGGTGACAAAGATGCCTTAAAATTAGTAGATAATTTAACAGAGGCATTTCAGTTTTATCTATTGAAACATTCAAACACTCTTGCAGAAGAAAAAGGCAAGTGTGATTATTTCGATAGAACAAAGTATTCAGACGGCATACTTCCTATAGACACCTACAAAAAAGATGTTGATGAGTTGGTGAAACCAAAACTACAATATGATTGGGAATGGCTAAGAAAGAAAATCAAAGAGCATGGACTACGACATAGTACACTTACAGCTCAGATGCCGTCTGAATCCTCTTCTGTTGTATCTAATGCGACAAATGGTATCGAACCACCAAGAGATTATTTAAGTATTAAGAAGTCTAAGAAAGGTACATTAAAACAGATTGTACCACAATATCAGACTTTGAAGAACGCATATACTCTATTATGGGATATGCCAAACAATAATGGATATATAAATATCGTTGCAGTAATGCAGAAGTATTTTGACCAGGCAATTAGTGGTAACTGGTCATACAATCCAGAACATTTTGAAAATGGTGAGGTGCCTATATCAGTTATGGCACAAGACTTACTGAACACCTACAAGTATGGGTGGAAGACTTCTTATTATCAAAACACATATGATAGTAAGAAAGATTTAGACGAACCATCACATTCAATAGGGTGGAAAGACGAAGTAAAAGAAGAATTACCAATTGCTGAATTAGACGATGAAGCATGTGATAGCTGTACTATTTAAAGAGGGAAAATAAATGTCGAGAAGTGTGCTAAATAAAGAAACCGGTGTAGATTTTACAAAACAACCTATGTTTTTTGGTAAAGAAATGCAGGTTCAAAGATATGATGATATGAAGTATCCAATCTTTGAGAAACTAAACCAACAACAACTAGGTTATTTCTGGAGACCAGAAGAAGTGTCTTTACAGAAAGATAGAAATGATTATCTACAATTAAATGAACAGCAAAAGTTTATTTTTACATCTAATCTAAAGTATCAAACTATGTTAGATAGTGTACAAGGTAGAGGTCCATGTTTGGCCTTCTTACCATTTGTATCACTACCTGAACTAGAAGGCTGTATTGTAACATGGGATTTTATTGAAACAATACATAGTAGAAGTTATACATACATCATCAAAAATCTATATGCAAATCCAAGTGAAGTATTTGATACCATTATGGGTGATGAGAAAATCCAAGAAAGGTCACATTCAATCACTAAGACTTATGATGATTTAATTGAAAATGGTTATAAGTGGGCTCTTAATGAAAAGAGTGTTGACATGTATGAATTGAAAAAGAAAATGTACCTTGCAATGGTAACTGTAAACATCTTAGAAGGCTTGCGTTTCTATGTATCGTTTGCTTGTTCGTTTGCATTTGGTGAATTAAAACTACTTGAAGGTAGTGCAAAGATTATATCTTTTATTGCAAGAGATGAAAGTCAACACCTTGCAATGTCACAAACTATTATCAACAACTGGCATGATAGAAATGATGACAAAGATATGAAAAAGATTTCTAAAGAAGTCCAAGGCGAAGTGTACAAGATGTACGATGAAGCAGTAAATGAGGAAAAACGATGGGCAACATATCTATTTTCAAAAGGCAGTATGATTGGATTATCAGAAAAACTGTTACACCAGTTTGTAGAATACATGGCGAACAGAAGAATGAAAGCAATCGGCCTAGACCCGAAATACGACCAAAAAACAAATCCACTTCCATGGGTAGACCACTGGCTGAATTCAAAGGGTACACAAAACGCACCACAAGAAACAGAGATTGAGAGTTATGTTATTGGTGGTATTAAACAAGATGTAAAGAAAGACCAATTTAAAGGTTTTAGTTTGTAAGGATTATGTCAGTATTGGAAAAAAGAAAAAAAAGTTGTTCTTCCTGCGAAACTAAATATACCGTAACATGGGACATTGACGAGCAAGACTTAGAGCCGTTAACTTGTCCATTTTGTGGATATGAGGTAGAGAATGAAGAAGACGAGCTCGAAGAAGTTTGGTCAAACGATAGCGAAGACGAAGATTGGAATTGATTATAGTTTAACAAGTCCTGCCATATGTGTAAATGATGGCAACTTAATGTTTTACTATTTGACTTCTAAGAAAAAGTGGATTGGTAAACAAAGTGAGAATATAATTGGATATGAACATAAAGAATGGAAAGACCCTATTGAAAGATTTACATACATCTCAGATTTCGCAATCGAAATCATCAAACAAACACAAAATCCAGAAATCTACATTGAAGGATACTCCTTTGGTTCAAAAGGCCAAGGTGTATTTCAAATTGCTGAAAATTGTGGCATCCTTAAATATCGTTTACTTGAAGAAAAGTTTGGTTATAACACAGTTGTACCTAGTGTTGTTAAGAAAGGCGCTACTGGAAAAGGTAACGCAGACAAAGATTTAATGTATGAGGCGTTTGTGAAAGAAGTGAAGATTGATTTGAAACAACTATTTGACACAGAAAAAGTGGGCAATCCATTATCTGATATTGTCGATAGTTATTATATACAAAAGGTTGGCTATGAAAATTCACTTATTTAATACCAAAAACTCTTCATTACCATTTCTAAATGCGTTTTCAAAAAACCATGATGTAAAAGTTTATAACTCACAAGAAAACGAAAGTGCCAAAAGTAAAGGTGCAGATAGATTTTTAGATTACAGTTGGCCGACATGGGACGGTACACTCGTACATGACGAACCAGTAATATTTCAAGGTCTTGTGAGAGGCACAAAAGAAGTGTATGAAGTTGCTAATTCAGAGGGAGCTGATTGGTATTACTTTGACCAACCATACTTCTTTATGAAAGACTACCAACAATCAGACACAGGCGACAGATGGTATCGTATCTGTAAAAATAATACTCAAAAGAATTTCTTAGACAAATCATACAAAAAAGTAAACACAAGATATAATAAACTTATATCAAGGTTAAATCCAAAATGTATTGACGAACTAACACCAAAACCATGGCAGTATGATGGTAAACATATTCTTATTATACCACCTAGTTATCACACAGCATGTTGGTATGGTATAGACAGTATGAAATGGACAGAAGATGTAATCAAAACTATTGCAAAGTATGATAGAAAACATCCAGTAAAAATTAGACAAAAATTTAAAAACGGTGTAAATTGGGGAGAAAAATTAGATAGACCATTAAGTGAAGATTTAAAAGATTGTTTTGCTATGGTATCTTTTCATTCTATGTGTGCTGTACAAGCAGTTATGAATGGCATACCTAGTTTTTGTAGTGAACACTCACCTGCCTATCCTGTAAGTTTAGGTTTAGATAAGTTAAATGAAATTAACGACCCATTATATGCGGCTGATAGAGAACATTGGGTAAAATCATTAATGTGTGCTCAATTCACAGAAGAAGAAATGAAATCAGGCCAGGCATATGGGCATTTGAACGGAGAGAATGTATGGTAAATACAAAATTATTAGAAGCACTAAAGAACAGTCGCATGAATGACAATCCATGGGAACATTTTACCTTTGAGGGTGCATTAACAGATGAACAGATTGATGAGATTAGAAATGCCAGTATACCAAGAGATGGTGTGTTACATGATGGCACTAGGTCTGGTTATAAAGAGGGTGTAGAAAAACAAAATCATAAACTTAGGGAGTATATTACAAAGGACAATTATCATAGATATCCTGAATTAACAAAGTTTATAAATGAGATGCGAGGCAAAGAAGTTAGAGAAGCCATCGCACAAATGGTAAAAAACGAGAATAACTTTGCAGGTTCTTTCGTAAGATTAGAAGTATTGAATGATGTAGAGGGCTTTTGGCTTAAACCTCATTGTGATATACCAGAGAAACTAATATCAAGCTTGATTTATGTAAACAAAACAGGCGAAAATATTAACCTAGGCACAGACTTGTATAATGAGAATTTAAAGTTGGTAAAAACTGTACCGTTTTGGAATAATTTAGGATATATATTTGCCGGTCCTAACAAATGGCATGGTATGGATGAAGGTAAAAATATCAAAGTAGAACGAAGAGGCATACAATTAAATTATGTTACTTTCCAAACTGATTGGCCAGTACATGAAGATTAAATCAAACGAATATGTTTGCCTAATGACATATTTGGCTGCAAAACCTTATATAAAAGAATTTAGAACGGCTATTGATATTGGTTGTAGAGATGGTGATTTTAGTAGACCTATGTCAAGTGATTTTACTAAAGTTGAAGCATTTGATTATAGAAAAAGACCAGGTTTTGATACAATGCATAATGTTACACATAGAGAAATTGCATTAGGTGATGAAGAAAAACAAGTAAAAGCATATTCAGGTGTCATTACAGATAAACCTAGAAAAGAAGCAAAAGAAAGAATAGTACAACAAAAGACACTAGATAGTTTTAATTTTACAATGGTTGACCTAATTAAGATTGATGTAGAAGGCCATGAATTTAGAGTTTTAAAAGGTGGTGAAAATACTATCAATAAATATTCACCTATTATTATCATTGAAGATAATGGTAGTGATGAAAAATGGGGAAAAGAAACTGGCGCCATTGATTTATTAAAAGAAATGGGTTATGAAATTAAAGCAGAATATAAAAACGATTTAATATTAGTGAGGAAAATATGACGGAACA